GCACGATGCGGCTGTGAACGGTCATGATCTCATGCGCGATGCCAGCGCGTGCGAAGCGCAGATCGGCATCGGTCAGGTGGCCCAGCCGCTCATACAAACCGCAAGCGCGGTCGGCGATGGCGTGGATGATCCTGATATCGGCAGCGGTCATTGGTCTCTCCCGTTGGTTCCGTTGATTGCAATCCAGGCTTCCAGCGCGGCAATGGCTTGCGCGTATTGGCCACGCTTGAAGGTCTGGCCGGTGATCTCGCCAGCGGCAGCCAGCATGCGCGTCGGCGTATAGGCGCGGTTTGGCTGCATGCCACAGGCGGCATACATCTTGAGGCCGTGCTTGATGACAATGGCGCGGTAGGTATCGACCCCGGCCTTGCCCTCGAAAACGATAGTCATTGGGTTCTCCCGTTTGTTGGTAGGCCAATCTGTACGATAGGCCATTATGTGCTGTCAAGCCCCAGCCTCGCAGGCCTTGCTGCAATAAAAGAATGATTTGCCCGCCTCCGGGCCATCACCCCACGAAAGCACCGCGTTGCCGGTCAACGGCACGCCGCACTTGGCGCAACTCAACATTGCGGGGCCATCGATCTCCAGGTGCCGTTCGAATTCAAACCCGCGCACAAGCTGCACAATGCGGGTCGCCCCATATTCCTGGACCAGCGCCCGCAAGCAGTCGGATTCAAAGTCAGTCAGAGTCTTGTCCATTGTTGCTTTCCTCATTTCAGTAGAGACACGACATAGAGCGCGCCGCCGCCATAGACGGCGATTCCAAGCAGCCAAGTCCACAGCGTATTGACCGCGAAAAATTTAGGGTTGTGGTGCTTCCTCATAGCCGCACCCGTGGCGGGCCAGACATGGCGCTAACGTGCTTGCGGGCGTCACGGATGGCCTCGCGCACCATGTCGGAGAAGTAGCCCCCGGCACCCGTGCCAGCGGTGCCGTAGTGCTCGCGCGCGAAGTCCGCCGGGTCCGCATAGACGCTATTGCCAAGCGATTGCTCGACAATGCGCGCGCCGTCCAGGAAGACGGCCACGCGAAACGTGCAATTGATCCATTCACCGGATTCAATTTTGCGATGGTCCGCCGCGTCCATCCAGGACAAATCGGCGAATTGTTCCGGCTCCCATTGGAGCTTCACGACGAATCGCTTGGTTGCAAACCGTCGAATCGTTGTCCAGTGGCCCTTGCGCTTGCGAAAGGGATTCGGCCGTTCGTGGCTCATGCGACCACCTCGCCGCGCGTATCGATCACGCCCGCAACGATCAGGCCCGGATGCAGGGACACGGCTAGGTGCTCCGCTTCGCCAGCATCGGCAGCGGCATAGGATTCCGCGAAACGCTGGTAATCGTCCTCATAGACTCCGACCACCAGGAACACGAATTGATTGCCGCCCTTGCGCTTGCGAAAGGGATTCGGCCGTTTGTTGACGGGGTCCAGGCTCATTGCGAGTCCTCCATTGGGTTGATGAGAAACCAAACAAACCAAGCGAAACAAACGAGATAGAATCCGATTAGAATCCATTCCATTTTTTAGCCCTCCTGTTTTGCGTAGTGGTTTTGCAACGCCATAGCGGCATCGGCCTTGCAGTCGACAACGTCCGCCGGTTCATGCGGAATATTTACGATCCAATATCCGCTTTTGGTTTCGTAGGCGGACCCGCTCAAAGAGAACGCCCGTTCGCGTGGCCGGTAGACCAGCAAACGCGCTAGGCCATCGGTTAACTTGCTTTCGCGAATCGATACTTTCATGATTCAGGCCTTTCGATTTTGCTGATGCGATAGCATTCTGCCAGCCGGTCCTCGGCTGCGATGTCGGCATCGCGTTGCGCTTCCGTTGGCTCTGGCGCTTGCAGCCAAGCGCCAGCAATGGCCGCCTCTGGCGAAGCGTAGGCAATGGGCAAGCCCGCGCGATTGGTGACGGTGTGCCATTGTTCGCCAGCGTAGAATCTGCCGTGCCATGTCGGCTTGCCAGCGTAGGGTTTCGCGGGCGTTGCTTTCACTTTTGGTTCATGCATGGGTCGAATCCTTTTCAATGTTTGTGATAGGAAACATTCTTGACGCGCGGGTTCCAGCATGCGCGGCAATCACCGCATGCGTTGTCCTGGCTTGGCGCGGGACAGGTCCGGCCTTGCGCTTTGCTGGCATGGTGCACGGTTGACGTTGTGGCCCATGCTTTCGTTGCAGGACCGTCGACCATGGTTGCGCTAACGCGAATAACCAAATTGCGCGGCACTACGCCCCCGGCGGCTTGATACGCTTTCACGAACGCAAGCTCGCGAGTCGGCAGCCAATGCTTTATTTTGGGCGTTAAGCGCGCCACCTCGCAGATTTTGGCAAGATGGTCCACCGATTGCAGGTCGCCCGAGTCGTGCCAACGATGGAATCCGACGTCGATTGACTCGCCTAACCGGTTTTTGCCGCGCGCATGCGATACGGTGATAATCTTGACCATGGCCGCGACCCAATGCGGGGAGTCGAGGTTCGACTCGCGCTTGGCGTGCGCGACCTGGACGCTAGGATAAATATAATTCCCCTTAAGCGCATAGCAGCCAAAGCAAACACTGCCGGGAATCTTCGCCAGTTTGCCGCCGGTTAGGCAATGCGTTGCGCTTATGCCGTAGGAGGTTCCTGGCATTTTGCTAGGGAATCCAATTGTCCCGGCTATCGCGGTTGCTTGTTTCAGAGTGTCCATTGTCCGAGTCCTTGTTCTAGGCTTGTTCTTTCCATACTCTTATTTTAGAACATTGTAAAATAAGAATTGCAAAAAACCGGGCGTTAATTAACGCCCGGTTAATTGCGGCTTAGACTTGCGAGCCTGCGAAGACTCCAACGTGAAACGAGTCGCGCGAGTCTTGCGGGTCCATGACCCATGCGGTTTCGCCGCTTGGCAATCCGCCGCCGACCCATGCCCCGGACCATTTGAATTTACGGGCCAGCGCATGCGCGGCAATGCGGTGATTATCGCCAGCGTTTAGCGCATCATCCCAATTTAGCGTTAAGCTTCCGGCTTGTGCGGTTGCCTTGACGCGCGACCCGCGAACATTCGACGGGCCTAGATATTTTGTAACAATTGCTTGCGGCATGGTTCGAATCCTTGTTTTCCGGTTGCGGCATGATTGCCGGTAATGGCGCGCGGGTTAGGCGCGCCATTGGCTGCAATCACTCGAGTCCTATTTTGTTGATGCATTCCGGGCCGAAACCCTGCCCGACACTGCTAGGAACGGTTAGCTTGCGGCCACAGCGGCCACAGTTTGACTCATGCCATACCTCGCAATGGTCCGGCATGGTGCCGCGCATGAGCGCGCGCCAAGCGTACGCAAAGGCCTTAGAGCTTGGCGCGTCCGGGCCGATATCACCTGGACGCGGCACCTTGCGACCCGGCCAGAATATGCCGCGCGACAATCGGCCTAGATATTTATAATCTTGCGTATTGTCCGGGCCGTTTAGCAGCGCGACAAAGTATGCCGCGCCATCGGGCGCGGCGGATATGCGATAGGTGAATCGCGTGCCAGTCTTTTCGCTAACAAGGGTTAGCGTTGCCTTCCCGGCTAGGATGTAGCGGTTAGCGGCAGCGGCATCGATTAGGCGTCCGCTCAAATTGACCGGCTCGCGGACATGGTTCCAATTAACCCCCGGCGCGTCCAGGTTCGACTCCAGGTCCGGGATGGCCGACTCCAGGTCCGCCAAAAATGCGTTTTCCCGGCTCATTGGCGCACCTGCGAAAGGCGCGGGCAACGGCGGACAAGGTTTCGATCGGACGAGTCGGTTAGGTGGGTTTCGGGCAGGGTCCGAAAATAGTCCGAATGCCGTCCGGCATGCCGCGCGATAAATGCGGGCGCGTCGGAGTCTTCCTCGAGGTAGAGAATCCCTAGCTTGCGGTTGATGTAGGAATAACCGCTAAAATCGCCGATTGCCGCGCCGACGTCGGCTAGGTCCGCAAAGCTAACCGCAAGCCAGCCGTGGCCCGCATCTGTAATCCAACGCATGTTCGAGTCCTTTCGTTTTTGGGTTTAGTACTTTTTGGCCTACAGAATTTTTGCATAGCGGTCAAGTATTTTTTGGCCTATTCTATAGGAAGACATTCCACCAGTCTTTTCAATGGGTTAGCGGTGGCCGGTTTTCACTAGCTCAAAATCCGACAATCCGGCAGGCAATGACGCAAAAACAGAATCAAAAAAAAATACTGTCGGAAAAGAACAAATCAGTAGCTCACTATCAAGAAAACAATAATAATATCATATACTTAGTAAATATATATATTCTAAATCTCTTTTCGAGCTTGTGCAGTTTTACCGGCTTTTGAGATTGCAAAAGAGCTTGTGCAGTTTTTGATTGATCGGTGCCGGATAGCCGGATTTTGAGCTAGTGACCAGCCGAATCGGCCTAACTCATTGGAATCGTTAGAGTCGGTTGAAATCTCATTATCCAAACGCAAGCCAGACAATCGATTTAGTGGAATCCAAGGAATCGGCTCCTATCGGCCTTTTGGCCCTGGACCTGGACCGGCCAAGCTTCCCATATGCTTCCCAATGTGGCCAAGCCAATGGAATGATATTGATATCATTAGAGAATATGCTTTAGACCCTCTGTTTACTAGACAGAGGGTCCAGCCATTAACCATAGAAGGAGGCCCCCCTCCCCCCCTCCGGGGGGGAGGCTGGACAGGCCGGGGGCCTGGTCGTCAACACTTGCATGGACCCACAAATATGCATGACTAGCTTTTGGAAATACAACCCTAGATTTTATTTCCATACGCCATAAATACCGCGGGTATTTATTTAAAGGCCGCAGCGATTAATTAAATTCTTTGTTTCGCCACAATAATTAACACCCCCGGACTTTCCTCTTCGCGGGCGGCGCCGCACGCTGTGCCGGCACCGCGCGCCGCCGTGCGCGCCCCCGTCCACACCCGCATGTTACGCTAATTGACACCCCAGGCACCGCGGGCCACATACCGGGGGTTCGAGTCCATTACTCCTGACGGCCGGCCGCAACGCCCCCCAGCTTCGATGGCCGGCCGTCTTCTTTTGCCAAACCCTTTGAACTGCTGTACTTCTGGCAGCCGTGGCAGGCCCTCTACCCCTTGAGACGGTAGCCGTCCGCCTTGCGGATGAAGGGGTACCCTTGCGGGCGATCGCGCGCGCCACCGGCACGCCGTCGGACGCTTTGCGCGAGCGCCTTACAGAGGCGAAAACCAACGGGATCCTGGTCGATCTGCCCAAGGAGGACTGGCCCCCCGGCTTCCCCAGGGACCAGCGCGCGCTGCAGCTCTCGAGAATGGTCGCCGACGACAAGGCGGCGGTCGAGCTGGCGCTCCAGCAGGTGTTCCACCTGACCTCGACCGAAGTCGGGCTGATGCTGCTGTTGATGGCCAACCCGTCGGTTCCGAAGGAGCGCATCAACATGGTGCACCGGACCATCGATGTGCACATCTGCAACATCCGGCGCCGCTTGGCGCCGTTCGACGTTTCGGTGGGGACGTTGTGGGGCTACGGCTACCAGTTGACCGCGGCGGCGCGGCAGAAGATCATGGAGCTGATCCTGGCTCATGCCGCAGAACGCCATGCCTAGTCCAGACCCGCCTAAATCGATCAAGCAGCAGGCCGAAGCGTGGTGGGACCGGCCGTTCATCGTCGACCCGCTGAAGCCGGCGCGCTGGCGGATCGGCTGGGCCGACGAGCTAGAGTACGATCGGTATCCGGTCGTTCTTGACCAGGATGACGGTCGTCCATTTGGCGCCCAAACGGCCGTCTAGGCCGGCCTGCGCCACCTTCTTGATGTCCGAGAAGTAGGGTTCCTCGCGCCAGCGCAGCGGATAGTCCGGGTCGACCACGAACAATACGAAGGTATGGTCGGCTTCGATCTTGGTATCGACGATGATCCTGGCGGTCTTCGGATACCAGTAGTCCAGGAACCGCTCGTCCTTCAGCCATTGGCAGTTGAAGTCGCGGCAGCGGCCGGGGCGGGTTTCGTAGATCTTGCACCCCGTGCCGGGGGTACAATGAGGACACCACTTGTAGTCTTCCTTGACCTCGGGAACGCCCATTACCCGGCAGCAGAGCGTGCAGCTTCCACATTCTCGAGGCATGAGTGCCTGGGTAGCATGTCCGGCAGGCCTTGGCAGCCGAACATGGTCATCACCGGAAAGCCGTCGTCGGCCAGTTTTCGGACGTGCGGACAGTTCGCGGCGTGCATCATGTGGCTGCCGTCGCGCTCTTCGGCCATCGCCAGGTCGTAAAGTTTCATGTGAAAGGCCGGAAATTAGACCGGCTAAGGCCGGAAACTAAATTTAGGCCGGAAACTAAGTTTCCGACCGTCACTTGACCGTGGTCGCGGCCTTCACGGCCCACATCGCCGCCTCTTCGTAGGCGGTCATAGCGAGCCGGCACAGCCGGGTCTGCTCGCCGGCCGACGGGTAGGCGGCGTCGGCCTTCTCGAGTTCTTGACATAGATCAATCAGGTCGGCGGTGAACCGCTTGATCTTGTCGACCATGTTGGACTCGGAAGGGTTGAAGCTCTCTCGGACCCGGAAGGCTCCGAGGCTGCGGCCGTCTGGCGTGCTCATGCGACTATAATCCCCCAGTCGTCGGACAACAGGTCGGTCTGGCTGGCGAGCCACGGCACCAGGTTGTCGTCGGCTGTTTTCATGAAAATGTAGGGCAGCGTCATCTTGGAGTTGTCGTCCGGGCTTTGCAGCTCGAGCCACATCCCTTTGCCGTTCCAGCCGGCGCGCGCGACCCGGTGTCCAAGCTTCAGCTCTGTCAGGGCTTCGCCAAAATCCATCCTGTCCATCAGGTCCATCCCGCTGCGGTGACCTGGCTCGAGACCGCCCTCCGTGGCCTCGGCGTCAACCGGCGGGCGAATTCTGTCATCAGTCCGCCGTGCACCACAAGCGCGACGTACTGCAGGCAGTCGGCAACATGTGAAAAACCCTCTTTATCGAACTTCTCCGGGATGGCGCGCAGCCCGCCGTCCTTGTGCTTTTTGTAACGGTAGCCGCCCGACATTGCCCTGGTTAGCCACGGGCAATGGGTGCCGTTGATGATCAGGGTCGGCCCTCCGTTGGTTTGCCGGCCCAGTAAGGCCTCGACCGCGCGCAGCCGCGGCGGGATGTCGTTGGTCGGCGCCGGGAAAGCGGGAAATCCTTTGCGCCGCAGGGCTTCGAAGCAGGTTTCCTCGGCGATGCTGCCCTTGTTGATGCCGGAGGGGTCGCCGACCAGGATCACCTTGGAGCCGATGAACTTGTTGGACAGCAGCGCCGGCCGTAGGTTCTCATCGATGTGCTTCTCCAGGCCCATGTTGGTGGCGGCGACCTCCTGATGGATGATCAGACGCCCCATGTGGTCGACCTGGGCGATGAGGGACCATGGGTTCCGGCCGAAATCCTGGCCGACAATGAGTGGATAGCCAGGAATCACAAGGGTTTCCGGGACCACATGGAAGCTTGGCTTAAACGTCGACTTGAAAACGGCCTCCCCGGAGGGATCATCGCCGTACTGGGCATAGACGTAGCGTTTCACCCAGGGGTGATCGGACCCGTACATCTGAAGGAACTGCTCATAGTACTTGCGTCCCTGCGCGACCCGGAGTGGATGGTTGAAGGTCAGGCCCTTGGTCTGTTCGGTCTGGAGAAGATAGTTGAGGTTTTCGGCCTGGGGGGACATGCCGGAGGGCTGGATGAAGACCTGCCAGTTGGGCGGGGGTTCGGTCATGAACTTGTGCCAGTCGCTGAGTTCGACTGGCATGTTGGTGTCCGCGATGATCCCATACCAACTCGGCACACCCTGGTTGGCGGACGGATAACGGCCGATACGACCGCTGACCGGAGCCAGCACGTCAAAATTCATCTCAATGGCTTCCGAAAGCCAGGCGCCGGTCAGCTGCATGGAGAGCAACCGGGCTTGATCTTCCGCGTTCTCGAGGGGGATGAAGACGAGTTCTGATTTGACGTCCGCGAATTCGAGGTAGTAGCAGTTTTCCGAGATCACCCAGCGCCCCAGCCCCGCGAACCATGCCTGAGCGTCCTTCAGAACGGTATCTTTCAGCTGCTTCAAGGTCTGCCGGACGATCGCCCACCTGGTGTATCGATATCCGTCAGGTGCTTTCGCCTGCGCCATCGAGCGGCGCAGGATCTCGATCAGGCAAGCTGTGGTTTTCCCTGATCCGACCGGGCCGGCGGCAACGCGGCCGAAGGCCTCGCTTTTCATGAACGAGGCCAACGTCGGCGGTGCGTCGAAAATGACGGGCATTTAGGTCCAGCCCGGATTCTTCCAGCTGACCACTTCGGTGCGCAGGGCGAGCGGCGATTCACACGCCAGTTCGACCACCCGGTGGTCCAGCACATGGTCGTCCAGGTCGAGCGGGCCTCCGGTGTGCGAGCACATGCCCCACGCCGCGAAGCAGTGATCGCAGCGCGGCGGTCCCAGCACGCGGGTGCGCACCTGGACGATGACGTTCTCCGGCACCAGCAGCGGCTGGATTGGCATCAGCGAGGACGCGCGCACGATCGCGGGCGCCGCGAACGCGGCGATCAAGCCTCCGAGAAATGAGCGTCGAATTAGGTGCATCTATTCCTCCTCTGGCTCGTGGTACTCGTCGGATCGTTTCTTAGCAGCTTCCACCGCCTCATCCACAGTCGAATAACTGGGCGTTTCGGGTAGCTGCTCCCCAGCTTTGGGAGTTTTTTTGCCGTAGACATTGATCCACTCCCCCTTCTCGTTCTGGATCGTCTCAGACTGCTCGTGGTGCGCGACCAGCGAACCGAACTGGCGGTCGCTCTTGGCGTAGTCGCGGGTGTCGGAGCGCGCCATAAATCACCCAGGCGGCGTGGTTGATTTATGGGTGATTTGCGCGAGGTTGACGTCGTTTGCGTCGGGCGCCACCGACTTGTCGAAGTGCTCGATCACCGGTTTGCCGTCGACATCGGCGCCCAGGTTGATGGTGATCACAAACCGTTCGGACGCCGACTGCGGGTTGGCCTTGGTGTCCCCGATGCCGGCGACCTTGGCCATGAACTTGGCGCTCTCAATCACCTCGGCGAGCGGCGTGGTGGCGTCGAGCGCACGGCGCGCGACCACCGGCATGATCACCTCGATGCCGGCGGCGCCCTGCAGGCGGATCCGGTCCTGGGTCGAGGTGGTGGCGTTCCACTCCAGCGTGAAGTGATCCTTGATCCGTTTGTAGGTCTCGTTCTTGGCGATCTCGTAGTAGTCCTCCTCGTCGATGCCGAAGTCGGCGAAGATCAGTTTGTAGTTGCGGATGCCCATGACCATCTCGCGCGCGAGGGCGGCCATCTCGTTTTCGGTGAGGTCTGCCATTCGGTCACCGTACTCCCGATAGCTTAACGATTCCTTAAGAAATTTACCCTTTGATGGGTGAATGGCACTCGGCGAAGCAAACGTCCTGCAAGTGGTCCCGCCTGCGGCGCTGGAAGCGCATCTGCAGGAGCAGGAGGCGGCGAGATCCGCGGCTGCGGCGCCGCAGGACAACGCGCCGCCGGTGCCTGAGCTGGTCGGCTACATTCGCGGCCAGTTCGAGATCATGCGCAACCACCGCAACACCGCCGCCGGCTGGTCGGGCCGGCTGATCGAGGCGTTGCGTGTGTTCAACGGTCAGTATTCGCCCGACAAGATGCGAGAGGTGACCAAATTTGGCGGTTCGCAGATTTATGCGCGTCTTACAGCGCAGAAGTGCCGCGCTGCTTCTTCGCTATTACGGGATG